GTATCCTAGTAAATGGCGATCAGTGTTATAGCAGGGATATATCAGGGCTAACAGGTGCAAACGTATTGGAAGGTACGCCGGGCGGGCCGTTCCGCGCCGATCTATGCAATGCTTTTCAAATGCAGATAATGATGGGTGCAGAGACTCAGACTGATCGCTGTGACTGGTACGCCACGACAGGAGATGATAACTATCCTGCATATCGTGGTTCAGTGACAGTATGGCTCGATAACGTTGACTTAACTCCTACCTACAATCAGATAGGGCAATGGCAGTTTGAGGTAGTCAATTCTGATGGCACTATCACGCAGATTGTAGCGGCTGAGTGTGATTATGCGGGACTAAGCGCAGGGCAGATAACGAATGGCTCACCGCCTGACGGGCCTATGGGCTATATCATCGACGGGCCTACGCCACCTAAGCAGACGTTCGAGCTTCTCTCGGTCTATTCGCCATTCAGCGCAGCAGAGGTAGATGGCAAGATCAAGTTTATGATGCCACAGCCATCGAGCGCGACGATACCTGATGAGGACTTGGGTGCGATTGCATCGGGCAGAGAAGAAGGCGACCGCCCGGTTAAGTTCTCAATGTCATCGGAGCAAAGCATCAATGAAGCGGTGCAGCGCATTGATATTACATTCTTCGAGGCAAGCAATAACTACGAGGAAGCAACGGTAGGTTACGCGCTACAGTTTGGCTCAGGCGTAGCAACTAAAGAGATATCGATGCCGATGTCGTCTACGAGGACAAAGGTAAGGAACGTGGCTTCTAAGTGGCTCGCACGCTCCCGCACTGAGACTGATGTGCTATCGCTTACGCTTCCACCGAAATACATTCAGTATCATCCCGGTGATACCCTGTCTGTGCCTGCGCCTAATGCACAAGTGATTGACTTTCAGATCACTAATATGGAGTTCGCGCCTAGTGATATGTGCAAGGTTGAAGGCATCAGGCAACTACGCAGTCAAGGCGTAGGCTCACCGGATGAAGGCACATCAGCTACAGGCGACGGGCCTGTGGTGCCACCGCTTGATACGATATTCATTCTCTCGAATGCTCCACCACTGATTGACGACCATGACGGCTTTGATGGCATCTATTGGGCAGCAGGACCGCGTGCGGTATCGACGACTACGCCACCGGCGCTATGGATGGGTGCAACGCTATTCAGGAATGCCTGCGGAAGTGATGATACTAACAAGCAATATTATGCGATAGCACTTACGAGAACGGCGGCGGTCATAGGTAAGGCTCGCACTGCACTTGCCAGTGGTACCGGCATCGACTCAACGAATACCGTAGATGTGGACTTCCCATACGGTGCAGGCACATCGACAGTGCTTGGCATTCACGATGATGCATTCACTAAGACGACTCAGAGTAACTTGTGCATTCTAGGTAAGGAAGTATTGCAGTTTAGAGATGTATCAGATGTGAGCGCGAGCTATTCGCTACCTGCGGGTCGCGTGTGGCGTCTATCTCACTTAAAGCGAGGCATCAGAGATACACTAGCAATGATAGGCACTCACGCTATTAGCGAAGGCTTTGTGTTGTGGAGTCCTGATAGTCTTATCCGCGTGCCACTTGATATCATTGAACAGGATAATACTTGGAATTTCAAGGCACTCACATTGACTCAATCAGAGGCCGAAGCCGATCCTATTGCATTCGAGTACGATCCTGATGATGGCACTATGACTCTGTGGGATACTCCATAAATGGGCAAGCAAATCAAATCCAGTGGCTTAACGCTCGACAGCTCAGAGATGGGCTCAGCGCCTGTTAGTCCTGCGGGTACGATTCGCTTGCGTCCTAAGTCAGATTCAAGCGTGTTGCAAGTCAGTTATAGCGGCGCAGCTTACGTTGATCTAACTGGCAGCGGCTCCACTCCACGGCTTGACCAGGTACTTGATCCGACAGCCAATAAAGCCTTTGCGATGGGCAACAATCAACTGGCCTTCCAGTTTACGGGCGCTGATGCTGAAGATTCATTCGTGCTTGAGAGTGCTGTGAATGCAGCAGGCTCGGGCGTAGTCGCACTGATTCGCACTCAAGGCACAACGAGTACCAAAGCGCCACTTCGTGTTGATGCTAACGGCACAGTCGCACTGACGGTAGACACTGCGGGCAATGTTGGAGTGCGGTCCTACGATAGCTCTGTGGACTTCAATGTCGCAGGCGTCTCGCAATTCACAGCCGGGACGGGCGAAACGGTAGGTGCGGCTGTATTCATTGAACGCGTTAGTAATGTGGCCAACGGCCTGCCTGCCTTGTACGTATCGAACACGCAAGGCGGCACGCAAAGCGGTGCAACGAACTATAAGGGCGTGCTGTTCGAGAGCGACTTGCAGTTCACATCGACGGGCTTGAGTACGCGTGCATTAGAGTCAGACATACTTGAATCGCCTGCTACGACTAATCGAACGCTCTACAACATCACGGCTTGGCTCAACGAGGACACGAATGACATAACAGGTAGCTACACGGCCTTCTTCTCGGAAGGGAAGATAACTGCTAGTTCGACGCATACCGGATTTTGGCGTGGCTTCTATGCTCAGAATCCCGGCGCAACCTGGGCGGCTAAGTATGGCTTTGTTGCTCAATCAGGACTGACTAGCGGCTTTGGTACATCAACGCCAACGGCTACGCTGCACGCATCCGGCACGGTCAGGTTTGACTTAGGAAGTGACGCGACCGGCGATATCTTCTATCGCTCATCAGGCGGTAACATCTCGCGCCTCGCAGCATCGACGAACGGATTTGTTCTGACGCTGGCATCGGGCGTTCCATCGTGGGCGGCTGCGGCGGGCGGCTCTACGCCAAGGCTTGACCAGGTACTTGATCCGAATACCGACAAAGCCTTCTCGATGGGTACGAATCAGCTATCGTTCCAGTTCACCGGATCGCAGGCTGAGGATTGTATGGCAATCGAGTCTGCCTCGAATGCGGCGGGCTCGGGAGTTGTCTTGCTGGTGCGTACTCAAGGAACGACGAGCACCAAAGCACCGTTACGCGTAGATGCCAATGGCGCTGTGGCCTTGACCGTAGATACGGCGGGCAATGTCGGAGTGCGCTCATACGATAGTTCGGTTGACTTCAACGTTGCGGGAATATCTCAGTTTACGGCGGGTACAGGTGAAACGACAGGCGCAGCCGTATTCATCCAGCGCACAAGCAATGTAGCCAATGGCTTGCGTGCGCTCTATGTATCCAACACGCAGAGCGGTACACAAAGCGGTGCTACGAATTACAAGGGAGTGCTCTTTGAACACGACTTGCAATTCACGTCTACGGGGCTCTCAACTCGTGCGCTTGAGTCGGATATTCTTGAAAGTCCGGCCACAACTAACCGCACTCTGTACAACATCACCGCGTGGCTCGATGAGGATACCAACGATGTAACCGGTAGTTATACGGCCTTCTTTTCAGAGGGAAAGATAACCGCGAGTGCTACGCATACGGGCTTTTGGCGCGGGTTTTACGCGCAGAATCCCGGAGCGACTTGGGCGGCAAAATACGGATTTATAGCGCAGTCAGGGCTTACAAGCGGCTTTGGAACAAGTACGCCCACATCTACCTTGCACGTGTCGGGCTCGGTGCGCTTTGACCTTGGCTCAGATGCAGGCGGCGATACCTGGTACCGATCATCGAACGTGGTCACGCGACTAGCGATTGGCTCAAGCGGCACGTTCTACAAGTCTACAGGCAGTGCGCCGAGTTGGGCGTCGCTGGCAGCGTCAGACATCGCATCCGGCACATTGAGCCTTGCTCGTGGTGGTACGGGTTCGAGCCTTACCGATCCGAACGCTGACCGGATTCTATTCTGGGATGACAGCGCGGGCGCGGTGGATTGGCTTACACTTGGCACTAACCTCTCGATTACAGGCACAACGATTAACGCGTCGGGCGGTGGTGGCGGTGGCACACCTGCGGGTAGCGGCTCAGAGCTTCAATATCGCGTAGATGGCTCTACCTTCGGCGCGGTTACCAGCTCAGTTGTGAATGGTACTGATGTAAAGCTAGGCGCAACAGGTACGCCTGCGGCTACGCTTCACATTGCGGGCTCGTTGCGTGTGGATTTGGGAAGTGATGCAGCGGGCGATATGTTCTATCGCTCGTCAAACAACTTCACGCGCCTTGCCATTACCAACTCCCGCTTTCTCAAGTCTGTTGCCAGTGCGCCAACGTGGAGTGTTTTGGATGGCTCTGATATCACGACAGGCACAGTTGCGATGGCGAATGGCGGCACAGGTGCATCGCTCGCGGACCCGAATGCTGACCGAATACTATTCTGGGATGATAGTGCTAGTTCAATGGCGTGGCTTGTCGCATCCACGGGCTTGAGCATTACTACCACGTCGCTAACGACTGTTGCGGCGGGCAGCGGTTCGGAGTTGCAATACCGCAATGCGGGTGCATTTGGGGCAGTAACAAGCTCAAGTGTGAGCGGTGCTAACGTCACACTCGGCGGCACGCTTGATGTTAACGGCGGTGCGATTGTAGTCAAAAG